TTATTCGGCGGCAATCTAATAAAGCCTTCAAAATTACTATGTATTGTTGAAGGGCCACTTGACGCAATGTGGTTAAATCAGTTAGGATATAGTGCAGTGGCTATTTTAGGCATGTCTATATCGAAAAAGCAGGTAGAGTTGGTACAAGAGTTACCAGTAGGTGAGGTGGTATTATGTCTTGATAATGATGAGGCTGGACAGATAGGTAAGGAGAAAGCCTTGACATATCTGGGACAGTCAGTTAGAATAGCATATGTTGATATTCCTTTGCAATATAAGGATGTTCAAGATATTCGAGATAAACAAGTGATTGATAAAATAATCCAAGACCGGGAATACTGGTAGGAGGAGAAGTATGAGTGGGATAAAGTCTATACAGGAGCGAGCAAGTTCAACAGCTTCAGAGCGATCTAATTCAGGGGGTCTCCGGAAAGAAATGTGGTTGCGAGATGGTGACCAAGCATTTATCATTTCGGTTGCTACCGGAGATGATGATGATCCGTTCTTGGAAGAATATTGGATGCATACATTTAGGGATGATAACACATACAAAAGTGTACTATCTGGGCCAGATGGCCCTCTGGGAGTAGTTCCCTCGGACAGTAAGCCTCAACACAGGTTTGCTTTCTGGACATACGTTACAGAAGTAATCCATCCCGAGCGTAAAATGGATTCATGGGAAGCGGTTACAAGCCCATCAGGTAAGACAATGTACAAGGAGGTCGTCAACGATTTCCGTATATTACCTCTAACCTTCGGTCGTGGTAACTACATCTGGAACCAGTTGGTAGACGTTTACAATGACTGGGGCCATTTGAGCAAAGGTGTTGTGAGGGTTCGGCGTACAGGTGCGGGATTGGATACCACCTATACGATAACTGCAACCACTAGGGAAGATGAGATACCCGAAGCTAGGTACAACACTATCGGAGACCTTCAATCCGTAAAGGATTACATGATGGAAACGTATAGTGAGTCCAGTACCCCGTCAGCAGAGGCTGATGCGGATGTACCTGAGACAGCTACGGCGTTAGCTTCAGATGACGACGATGAAGAACTGCCCTTCTAGTGTTAGTGCTAACCGGGCAACAATTCGATTCGGCTGTTGCCACCCTCGGTAATTACGAGGATTGGGCGGTAGATTGTGAAACAAATGGTCTGGACGCATACTCTCATCACCAATTATGTGGGGTTGGGGTGGCGGTTCCAGACCATACGTTTTATTTTCCGTTCAGGCACCAAAGTTTAGGGGGTAATCTCGACCCGAAGTACCTATCCCCCCTTTTTGACGAGTTAAACAAGATAAAACGTGTTATAGCTTACAATTTGAAGTTCGATGTGCCCTTTTTGGAGCAAGAGGGGTTCCATGTAGACGACAAGCAGCTAATTGATGTGATTGTGATGGCTAGGCTGACTGAATCGAGCATTGTAAACGGTTTATCCCTAACGGAGACCATTTCTAGGCGTTTTGGCCCCAATAATGCCGCTTATGACAAAGAAACCAAGCAAACATTGGTGAAGAACAGGTGGAATCGGGATTTTTCCATGTGTCCGACCGAAATTTTGGGGCCTTACTGCGAAAAGGACGCTTACTGGACACTAAAGTTGTATGAGGACTCGCTGGCGAAGATAAAGAAGAGTAATCAAGAGGATGTGTGGCAGACGCAGATAGATTTGACAAGAGTTTTGTTAGATATGGAGCGTCAAGGCATGCGGATAGACCAGAAGTACGCTTTAGCGGTATCGGAGAAGCTTAGTACCCGCAGTGCAGACATCCAACATCGTATAGAAACTCTTGCGGGGCAGGTATTTAATATATCCAGTCCCCAACAAGTCGGTTCGTATTTTAATTCAGTTGGTATACATTCTCCTATGAAAACTGCATCAGGAGCAGAGGCTTGGAATGAGGGGGCGTTAGTCCAGATAAATCACCCCGTAGCGGGCCTGATACGGCAGCACAGGACGTTGGCGAAGTTAAAGTCCACATACATCGAACCGTACCTTGAAACGCCTGTGATGCATACCACCTTTGCTAACTGGGGAACTGTTACGGGGCGGTTAGCCTCACGCAGTCCTAACCTTCAAAACATCCCTCGTAACCATTACAAACTTTATGATGTCGATTTTACACCGGAAGAACTCTTAGATGTCAGGGAACGGGTAGGGGCGACCATAGCTTCTAAGGGTGGCAATGCTTTAGATAGTAAGAAACTAAGTGATGAAGTTATCAAGTCGTGGGGGTTCATAGGCGATGAATCTCTTGACGAGTCGAACCCCGGACAAGTTTCTATTCGTAGGTTGTTTATTCCGAGGGACAATCATTACTTAGTATCTTACGATTACTCTCAAATGGAAGTTCGGATGTTTATGTATTACATAAATAACCCAGCTATGTTAGAACTTATGAGACAAGGGGATGTAGATTTTCATGCGGAAGCTGCAAAGCTGGCTTTCAAAGTAGATGAAGATAGCCCGGACTTTAAATTCTACAGGCAACTCGCTAAGACGATTACGTTCGGAGTGATCTATGGGATTGGTAAAGATAAGTTAGCTCAACAGTTGAAGACTACCCCTAAGGAAGCGGCGAGATATAAGAAGGAATACTTTGCAAACATAGCGGGGTCAAAGAAATTCTTTGATACCGTGGTTAGAATGATCGAACGCCGTGGATGGGTTCAGAATAAATTTGGCAGGATTTACAAAGTACCTTCAGACAAGGGGTACAAAGCTGTCAACTATCTCATACAGGGAACCAGTGCTGACTTACTGAGTGAGCGTATGATTGTAGTTTCGGAATATTTAGAGGATAAGAAAAGCACTATGTTGTTACAGGTACACGATGAGATTATTTGTGAGATACACAAAGATGAGGCGTATGAGGTTGTCCCCGCAATTAAAGAATTGTTAGAGATAAATTCATTAAATATACCTTTGCAGGTAGACTTGGAAGTATGTGACCCTTCTTGGGCAACTAAGAAGGATTTCGTATTGACGGAGACACCAAAACCTGATACAATTAGTAGTTACATAGACTGGGATTAAGGAGAACATAATGGCGAAAGTATCACAAGAACTGTCATTTACTGTAAATTTAGGAAACTATAATTCGGCAAAGGCGACGGTCGGTATTTATGATCTTGATACCGACCACGATATAGAAGAACAAATTGAGACTGCGAAACAAGCTTTAGGAAAGGCTTTTGTTAAACTATATAAATTGGCTGATGCGGAAGTGGAGAAGATTTTAAAGGATGCTGGATAATGAATGAAATAACACGAGTAAAGATTCTTGAAGCTGTTCTAGCGGAAAGAGAGAGACAGGACGAGCGATGGGGAGACCAAACAGATAATACGGATTTACAGTGGATGTCAATTTTAACTGAGGAAATTGGTGAGGTTGCTAAGGATGTGAACGACCAGCGTATAGCCGGTATGTTTGAGGAACTTATCCAATGTGCTGCGGTTTGTTTTGCGTGGTCAGAAGCCTACATCAATAGGGGTGGGTTAAAAGATGACAGCGAGTAACCTATTCAAAGACTTATTAGACGATAAGACTTTAGGTTTGGTAACGGGGGATTCAGACGAATTTTCTTACGAGAAGATACCCTTTAACCTACCGCAATTGGACAGGATTACTAGCGGGGGGATACCGAAGAAGAAGTTCTCTTTATTTTTTGGTGGATGGTCGTCAGGTAAGTCTTATCTTGCCAGTCAATTGTGCAAATCTGTTCAAGCCCAAGGCGGGGTTTCGTTGTGGGTAGATACAGAAATGTCTTGGGATGCTGTGTGGATGGGTAAGTGTGGGCTAGATACGTCCAATATGTTAATAAAACAAGCACCTACCGCAGAAGAAGCGTACAGGGCTATGGAGGCTGGTCTAAAGGCGGGAGTTGATTTAGTTGTCCTAGATAGTGTAGCTGGTCTTATACCGATGGCTATTATGGATAACAAGGATTCTTTCGGGTACAATCCTATAGCATGGCAAGCAAGATCATGGAACCAAGCCTTAGTTAGATTGCTTCCGTTGTTGAAGCACGGTTCAGCTTTAGTTGTTATCAATCAGGTGAGAGGTTCTATGGGGCCGGTATCCGCTATTGAAACAATGCCGGGTGGTAAGGGACAGCAATTCTTTGCTCATGCCGTAATGGAGACTCGTAGAGGGGCTTACATTAAAGAAAAGGATAAGCGTGTTGGGTTTATGATACAAGCCGCATTGCTGAAAGATAAGTTCGGCGGGGAAAGATGGGAGCAAATTGAGATACCGTTCCGTATTGAGGGGGGTATAGATACAAATGAAACCTTTTTGCGGGAAGCTTTGGAGAAAGGTATTATAACTAAACGGGGAGCGTGGTATTACTGCGATAAATTCCCATCAGGTAAGGTACAGGGGTTTGATAACCTGCGTGGCTTTGCTGCGGATTACCCAGATGAAATGAAGAAAATAATAGATGCCGTCGAAATTCTGGACTGAGCAGGAGAAGCTTATACAGAAGTGCATAGAAGAAACTGGATTACGATACATATCTCAAGCTAGGTTTGGTACATATGATGTAGACTTCTACCTGCCTGAGATAGAGGTAGTTGTGGAAGCGGATGGCCCTTTCGGTCATTTAGCTAAACGGGACGCAAAACGAGATGCTAAGTTAAAGGATATGGGAATAGAAGAGATTTGGCACTTTAGGGAAAATACATTGAAAACTATAAAGGATAGATTATGTCGGGAATTAAACAGATTAGAACCCAGTCTTTAGAGATGGGGGAATTCGTATCTAAGGATAGATGGCTTATAAAACAGTTGGAAAGTACTATGGTCTCTGAGGGACGACCCCCTAGAGCGGGTGTGTTTTATCCCTCAAGTTTAGGAAACCCTTGTGACAGGTATCTTTACCTTTCTTACAGGGGGTTGATGCCAGCGTTGGACATCAAGCCTAAGCTACAGCGTATTTTTGATACCGGGGGTTCGTTTGAGGAGAGGGTGGAAAACTACCTAGAAAAAGCTGACATGCTGATGGGTCGAGAAGTAGTCTCTACGTGTGATGACCCCCCACTTTCAGGAAGAATTGACTTTATTATAAAAGACGGTACGGATAAGGGGGCTATCTTAGAGTTAAAAACAATAAATTCTGTGGGGTTTTCCAAGTTGAAAGGCCCAAAACCAGAACACCTAGTCCAAGTTCAGTTGTATTTGAACACAGCGGAACCGGAAAGTGCTTATATATTGTACGAGAACAAAGATACACAAGACTTGAAATCCTTTAAAATATTACGTGATCCTCTTTCGTGGGAAGACTTGGTTAGTAGATGTTATAGAATTATGGATATGAAAGAAGCACCTGCAAAATGTACTGGGATGTGGTATTGTGATTGTAAGAAGGTGTTATTATGAAAAAACGATGGTCGTATGAAGATGCCGTATCTCAGGCTAACGAGTACGTAGATAGTATTTCTGTGCCGGGGTTTGCGCTAAACGTGGGGAAGCCTCAAGAAGGTTTAAACTTCGCTGACGTTATGAAAGCTGATAACAAACAACTTGTAGATTACCTAGTTATGTACGGGGGTTCCAAGAGTCTCTTAGAGCAACACGTAGCTGACTTAGAAGCTAGGCGTGGTGCAATGGAAGCCCAGTTTGAAGAAGGGTATAATATTGCAATTTTTCAGTTGAATCAGAAATATGAAGCTGAAACGAAAAAGAAGCCTACTAGGGAGCAGATGCGTGGGGAGATACTTATGACCACCCCCTCACTAATGGATTTACGTAGGGATTGCATTGATGTCAATACAGTGTACCAAAAAGTTTTGGGGGAGTTGAAGTTATACACTTCAGCTTATGCCACCGTTTCCAGAGTAGTTGCTATAAGAACTCAGGAGGAGAAACCAGATGATAGAAGAACTTTTAGCTAAGATAAGTTATATAGAATTGGGTCTTGCAGCGTTGAAATACAATGTGATAACTGGGAGTACTCATGAAGGGCTAAGGATTGTAGATGATTTAGCACAAGTCCTGTTAGATTTAAATGAGGATTTAGAGAATCTTCCGGAGGGTATTGAATGATAGGGGGTATAGATTGTTCCTCTAAAGCTGTTCACATAGCCATCCTTGATGATGACGAATCCTTGGTGGGGTTAAAGAAGTATGGTAGTAAAGGTAAGTTGGCGGAAGAAAGATTTTATGAGATACTTGACCAAGTATACGATGGTTTAAGTATAATAGATATAAGCGCAGCAGCGATAGAGTCTGCTATATACATACAAAATGCAAAGGCTACAATAGCTATTGCTTCGGTGGTAGCGGGCGTGAAATATGGTTTACATAGGAGTAGCATCTCTTTCAAAGCTGTGGATAATAATACATGGAAAAGACAAGTGTTGGGATATGGTAACGCCAAGAAGTCTGATATAATGGACTTCGCTGTAGATTTTTGGGGGGAAAGATTCCCCGAACAGGATTACGCAGATGCGGCCTGTATAGCATTATGGGGGAAAAGATATGGACGATAAGTTTAAGATGTATGTTTCTAGAGCCGGTTCTAAAGAAGAAGAGCCTGTGGTATATGAAGATAGGTTACCAGAAGGAACTACGATAGAAGATTTAAAAGAAAAGCATGGGGTAGTTATCTGGTGTAAATATTACGCCTGTGTCCATAATAAACAATTTGACGATACCCAGAGAACTACAGGAACACTACGGAAGAATGATTCATGGAAACCGATTGTTGAACGAGAGAATGTCTGGAAGGGTGTGTGTACGAGAGATGAGATTGGGATAGATTTTCAAGCGTTCTTTTCTAATGGGGCTAAATTTAAAGTACCTGCCTGTTACAATGCGGCTACTGGTGAAACAGGATACATGGACTTTAGCAAGTTATTGCAAGGTGATGGTACACCCTACGGTGGTAGCCTAGAGTCCCAAAACTCCGTCTACTTTGAGCCACCCGACGACAACCAAGACTTCAGAGATCGACAGATGCCTGACCACGACGGTGTACTATAACCTATGCCTAAAACTATTCCCCAAGAAGTAAAAAACCGTGCTATGGAATTATATCTAAAAGATGATTCTTCAGCACGGGAAATTGCTGATGCGGTTTCCTCGGAATATTCCGTTACAGTAAGTAATCAAACTGTGTACTCTTGGGCTAAGAAGTATAATTGGGATTCCAAGAGAAATGACGTAAAAACTAAAGCTTTAGAGAGAGTTGTTGAAACTGAATCGGGTAGGCTCGTCAGGCTCCAACAGGAACATTTAGATGTTTATGGGAATATACGAGAGAAGGCTACAGCCGAACTAAACAATCTCACATTCGACAGAGCTTTTGACGCTGTAAAAGCTGCATCCATAGGTATAGATGGTGAGCGGCAAGTAATTGAAGGTCTGATTAATTTACAATTCGTACAGGACGTTATTCAAATTCTAATTAATGAGATTGACGATGCTGAACTAATGCAACGCATCGCAGCTAAACTTAGACTTCTTGTTTCCAATACTGCCCACGAGAAGAAAGTAACAGTCCTTGACTAAAGTGGAAACGGTTTCGGTTATAGATGCATTAGCTTTAATGGCTGACCAATTAGAGACTAGTAAAAAGTTTGCTATTGGGGGCTTTTGGGATTTCGTAAGAGATGTGTGGTCTCACAGTTTCGACAACCCCTCCTTATTTAATGCTTGGCATGTGGGGCAAATTTGCGAAGATGTGGAATATGCGTTAGAAGAAGGGTTGAATTACGTAAGTGTGTTACCACGAGCGCATTTTAAATCCACCATTTTAGGTCATGCCTTTGCTGTGTGGCGGTTGTTAAAAATGGGAACTAACTCTAACACCCTGTATCTTTCTTACAGTGCTTCAATGGCTCAATATCATATAGGGGAACTAAAGAAAGAGGTCAATAGGAATCCTATATTAATGCAGTGGTTAGTGGATAAAACCCCGAGGGGGGATTTCACTTTTAGGTACGGGATAGATGGTAAGATTGCTGAAATTTTACACGGGGGATTATTTTCATTCAAACGGGGACTACACGTTAACGGGGCATTGGTTGCAGATGACATCCTGCGTGACCCTGACAACCCGTTAGCTGTCGGTCAGATGAATAAAATCGAAGATCACTTCATGACTGAATCTATGTTCATACCTAATCGAGGGTGTCCAATTATAGTGGTGGGCACCCCAATGATACCGGGTGATTTGTTGACTGTCTTAGAGAAAGACGAGAGGTTTTTTACTAGGAAGCTTCCTGCGTTAGACCCGGAGCCGGGGCGCAGAGTTTTGTTCCCTGATATGTATTCGGAAAAGTTCTTACTCGACACACAAAAAGCTAATCCCAAATCGTTTGCATCTGAATTTTTATTGCAACCAGCGTTTAGTACGGAAGCTTATTTTTCTTATGATGAAATTTCCAGATGTGAAGATGCCAGTTTACGTAGTTTATCTGCTACGACAGAGCATATGTTTACTGAGGATGATGAGATTTATGCGGGGTTCGATGTAGGTAAAAAACGGCACCCATCCCATCTGGTTGTTTTTAAAAAGAACGGGAGCTACCTAGAACAGATACACCAATCGTTCTTAGATGGGTGGGACTACTCAGCGCAAATTGAATACTTGAATGACGCAGCGAAGAATTTTAACATTACCAGAGGTTATATAGATAATACTCGTGGCGAACTGGAAGATAGGGGACTGAACTCAGCTTGGAATCCTATGTCCTTTACAAGTAAGAGTAAGCATACAATGGCTCAAATCTTTGAGGAGACAGTACACAATGATACTTTAAGGCTGTTGCGAGACGAAAGACAGAAGCAGCAGATACTCTCAGTCAACAACGATTTGAAGGCTCCAGTCACCCCAATGGGTCATGGGGATGCTTTCTTTTCAATTGGGATGGCCCTTACCGCCGCCCATGACGCTAATAGATATAAAGTACAGGATGTAGGAAATTTAGCTAGCCTTTTTGAAGACACTAAGAAGGATGAAAGTGGAGTAAAAAAGATGATGGAAAGGTTGCAGAATGCCGGTAAGGAGGGGTATAATAATACTATACCCGTAGAGGAAAACCATCCTGATCGCCCTAACCCCGATTGCACGATCTCAGAATGTTCTCCCGCTGTATGGGTTCCAGAGAACAAACTTTGTCTATTGTGTTTACACAGAGGTTAGTAGGAGATATACATGGTAACTTTAACGTCCCAAGCTCAAATCGTAGCTGAAAAACGATACTTCCAAAAGAATGATGCTGGGACTCCTATTGAAGATGCGGACGAGTTGTTTAGAAGAGTAGCTAATGCGGTCGCAGTACCGGAGAAGAACTACGGGAAACTTGATGTAGAGATTAAAATGGTGTCTAACGAGTTCTTTCAGATGATGAGTGATCTAGATTTCATCCCCAATTCCCCAACCCTTATGAATGCCGGTACTAATCAAGGTACCCTGTCTGCGTGTTTTGTTCTACCTCTTGAAGATAGCATGGAAGGAATCATGAAGGCTGCAACTGATTCAGCGATGGTTCAAAAGTTTGGCGGGGGTACAGGCTTTGCATTATCTAAACTCCGACCAAAAGGAGATCGTATAAAAACTACACATGGAATATCTTGTGGGCCAATAGAAGTACTGAAAACTCTTTCACGAGTATCATCAATGATTACTCAGGGTGGAAAACGAGATGGCGCAAACATGGCGGTCATGGATGTTCATCATCCGGACATCTTAGAGTTTATAGACTGTAAAAAAGTTGAGGGGGAGATACACAATTTTAATATTTCCGTAGGGGTTTCAGATGACTTTATGAAATCTGTCGTAGCTGGAACGCATTTCCCCTTGATTAATCCACGTACCAACGCAATAGTGGGGGAGTTGGATGCGAGAGACGTTTTCAATAAAATAATAAACGGGGCATGGAGGAACGGAGAACCGGGCATGGTTTTCCTAGATACCATTAATAAAGATAATCATGTATCTGAACAGTTCGGGGACATGATTGCAACCAACCCATGTGGCGAACAGCCCTTACTACCCAATGAATCTTGTAATCTAGGCTCCATTAACCTAGCTAACTTTGTTGAGACGAAACCAGATGCGGCTAATTGGAAAACAGGGGTTAACTGGAACCGGCTAGGAGCGGTGGTAAAAAGCTCTACAAGGTTTTTAGATAACGTAATTGATGCTAACAAGTATGCAACTCACGATATAGAAATTATGACTAAGAGTACCCGCAAAATAGGGTTGGGTATTATGGGTTTCGCTGATCTTCTAACTCAGTTACGTATAGGCTATCATACTAAACTTGGTCAAGAGGTTGGCGGAGAAATTATGGGGTTTATAAAAGATGTTGCGGATAGTGAATCTAAGTCATTAGCGGAAGAGCGTGGGGTGTTCCCAGCGTGGGGTAAGAGTGATTACGCTTCTTCCGAGACTCAGTTTAGAAATGCTTGCAGGATTACAGTTGCGCCTACAGGTACCATATCTATGCTAGCTGATACCTCAAGTGGGGTAGAACCCTTATTTGCTTTAGCGTGGCGCAAAACAAATATTCTTGAGGGAGAAACTTTACACTATATAAATAAATATTTTGAAAAAGATGCAAAGAAACATGAGTTTTATTCAGAAGAGTTGATGGAACACATTTATGAGGGGGGGTCGATACAAGATAGACCTGATGTACCTCAGTGGGTTAAGGATGTGTATGTTACATCCGATGAAATTTCTTCAGAATCGCATGTACTTATGCAGTCAGCTTTCCAAAAGTCGTGTGACTCTGGCATTTCTAAGACGATCAACTTTCCGAACAGTGCTACCGTAGAAGATGTATACTCTGCTTATATGATTGCATGGCAATCTAAATGTAAAGGTATCACAGTTTACCGTTCTGGAAGTAGGGAGAAAGAAGTCCTAGTAAAAGCGGAAACACCTAAGTCAGAAGATGATCTAAATATTACAACTTACGATTATTTAGAGAATTTAATAGATGCACCTTTTCTGACTAAAGGTGAATCTGCACAATTAGATACCTGTTGCGGCTCCCCGTTTATTGTAGAAGAGGGCGGTTGCTCCTCTTGTAAAGCTTGCGGATGGTCGAAATGTCATGTATCATAGAAGAGTAGTATAATAGTATAGTAAGGTAAGGAGAAAAGTTATGCCTATAGGTGGACTATTACGTGATCGTGATTCTCAGTATGTGGCCCATAGAGATGATACGACTGGTACGTGGAGGATACTGGATGCATGGAATGATGCATTGGGTGAATTTGAGCCTGACGCAGATATACCCGACGATCATGACGCTGTAACGATATTAAGTGAGGGAGCGTACCATTCACTGCTAAAGGAAGCTGCTAGGTTAGGCATTCTATCCGGGGCGGCTCACGCCGAAAACTATAATCTACGTGAATACAGCGAAGACTTGGAACAGAAAATAGAGCAGTTAGAGAAAGAAACTAAAGAATACTCCTCTGCTATTACTGCAACTAAACCTAACCGACTCCCAGATAATGTATCTGAAAGTTATTTACTAAAGGAATCTGCGCTACAAGTTATACTTAAATTGACGGCACTGGAAGAAGTGTCAAGTCTAACTAAAACCAAACAGTTAGAGGACTAACGTATGAAAATTCTGGATTACTTACCTGAAGCTCCATCTTTGGTAGAGAAGATGGATGAACTTAATGCTAAACTTGGAATGCAGAGTATGCTAAATCTAAGTAAATCTGCGGGGGATACAGGTAAATCACCCACATTTGGTATTGATTACATTGTCAACCAATACATTAAGAACCAAATTGGATTTCGTAAACAACTTATCCAAGATTTGCAAACCATTGCTTTTTCAGTAGAGGAAATACGAGGCCCTATAGGACATATTACGGGTGAGGTTTTCCGAAGAGGTTTAGAATTTCATCCCGTACACGACCACGCTGACGAAAAACAGTTGATAACGCTGAAGAAGGTCATGAAGGATTGTAATATATTTGACCAGAGTTTGGAGGAAGTGCTTAGGCAGTTCCACCTAGATTTAAATACAGTGGATGATGCGTTCATTTATCTAAACAAAGAATATTACGCTACTGAAGACGGGGAGCTTAGGTCGAGAATCATAGAGATTCGACGCTTGAACCCAGCTTTGGTGGAATTCGATCTGAATGAAGAAGGGTTGCCCAAGAAGCAACATTTCTTATGTCCCATTCATAGGGACTCTGGTTTGGGGCAAAATGCAGAGTACGTAGAACAAGCCGAGATTTCGGCTACTGCACAGAAACCGGGGGTATGTACCGGGAATGATTGTTCCGTACAGACTGTACCAGCTATGTATAGGTATTCTAATCGCAGTAAAATTTATTACCTACTTGACTCTGAAGTTATACATCTATCTAAATTTTCCCCGACTGAAACGTATGGATGGTCGCCTATACTAACCATATTTGAAAAGGCTTTAACTCTCATAGGAATGGATAGAAACCTTTACAGGTACTTCTTTGAGCGTAAAATGCCTTCTGCTATGTTATTGGTATCCACAGATGATCCAGAAAGTTTACGTCGTGAAAGAGAAAATATCGCCGCCCAAACAAAGCAAGACCCGAACT